GTTTTGTCAGAAAGGACTTGGTTGTGATAGAATGCAACCAACTATGAAACCCGACCAATACTTAGTTAAAATCTCCATGAGTAAAATTCCCGTTGAGTTTCCTTTAGAGTTAGGGCAAGATGTTTCGCTTTTTGTTAAAGGGAATATTACAAAGCTATCCCATGAGGACAACCAGAATAATACTTATGACGAGGTATATACAGTTAAAGGTTTGGTTGCGGAGGTGGCGCATGTCCAAAGAACTAACACTTTCTGAACTTGAAGAACTGCTCGGCTCAAAGGAACGTACTCTATTCTATCTCACTTGGTTAAAACACGGTAGGAACGCCACCAGAGCTTATCTTGAACTACATCCAAACGTAACAGAAAGAAGTGCCGGTACCTTGGGTAGCTCCATGTTGGGAAACATTGATATGAAAGTGATAGCGTCGGCTTATGGATTGGATACAGACAAGTACTTTTCAATATTACGAGATGCATTAGAGGACCCAGACCTTAAAGTAAAGAAACCATATCACGATAAACTAGGTAACATACTGGGTATAGAAGGCCCCAGTCAACAAATAAACATACAGGTTAATATACCCATATTGGGAGATAAAGACGCTGAATGAAATTAGGACTATGTTTGTAGAAACAACCGCTACTAAAAAGATATTTGATTTAAGAAAACGACTACGAGGTGTGGCCGGAGGTACATCAGCATCTAAAACTATTTCAATCCTGTTGTGGTGCATCCAGCGGGCTCAGAGAGGCAAGTATAAGGGTGAGCTAATCTCGATAGTGTCAGAGACTTTCCCACACCTAAGAAAAGGTGCAATTAGGGACTTTCTGAACATAATGGAACAGCATGGTTATTACAACGAGAAGAACCACGATAAAACCAATCATGTGTACACTTTCCCTACGGGCAACAAGATAGAGTTTTTTAGCGCAGACCAATCAAGGAAGGTAAGAGGGCCAAGACGAGACATTTTATTTATTAATGAGGCTAACAACATCCCATTTGAGACTTTTAGGCAACTAGATGTTAGAACCAAAAAGATAGTTTGGCTTGACTGGAACCCTGTTGCCGAGTTTTGGTGGTATTTAGAGGTAGCTCCCAACCGAGAGCATGATTTCTTAACTCTTACTTACAAGGACAACGAGTCTATGCCTAAGGAGGAGGTTGACGCCCTAGAGGTATATAAGGCAAACAAACAATGGTGGAGAGTATACGGTGAGGGGTTACTTGGCGAAGCAGAGGGAAGAATCTATGCTGGTTGGAATCAAGTTGATGAGGTACCACACGAGGCTAGGCTTGAAAGGTATGGGCTAGACTTTGGATACTCAAACGATCCCACGGGTATTGTTGCAGTTTATTACTATAACGGGGGGTATATCTTAGACGAGATAACATATCAGAAGGGATTAAGTAACAAACAAATCGCAGACATTTTGAATAATGTACCAAAGGCACTGGTAGTAGCGGATAGTGCTGAGCCCAAATCTATCGATGAATTAAAGCTATATGGTGTGAACGTACTGCCGGCACAGAAAGGCCAAGGCAGTGTGTTACAAGGTATTCAGTTTGTTCAGCAACAGAGGATTTCTGTGACCAAAACCAGTACCAATTTATTAAAGGAATACCGCAACTATCTATGGGAAAAGGACAAGAAGAACCCCGATAGGCCGGTCAACGTGCCGTCACAAGGATGGGATCATATCCTAGATGCTGTAAGGTATTCTATGGAGTCACTAAGACCTTATGAGATAGATGAGTTGCCGCCGGACGATACGCAGATGTTTAGGGGAGGATATTATTGATAAAGCACGACTACAAAATACGGGAGCATAATATTCGTCCACATGTAGATATAGAGGTGGATATTATGGCTAAACAAAATGGTTTAATGACGTTTACCTTAAGGGTGAATGGTGGAAATATAGTCGATTACTCTCCTGTGGAGTATATAAATGTTAAAGAGAGGTACGGAGAAATATCAAGACTTGAAGCGGAGGTTAAAAGAAAGCCTAAAGATGAACGACCTGCACACTAAACTTAAGAAGAATCTGGTGTTTCACATAGTGGTGGAAGGACTGGTGCAGGAAACCCAGTACGGCAATATTACCTTTAATGTTAGGATTAAAGATGGGGTAGTTAGTCTAGAACACAAGGATTTAAACATCGTCAAGAATAAACGTAGAAGATATGGGTTGACTTAGCTTGTTAGTGTTGATACAATTAAATTGCTAATGGTGCTATGACGCACGTTTAAGGCAGCTGAGAGGCTGTCTTTTTTATTTTATGGAATTAAAACAAGAAGTACTTACAAGACAAGATGCCTCCTTCAACAACCTGAAGGTTAAGAGACTAGAGTGGGATATGTTAGAACAATTATTCCACGGACAACTAAATGACAAAGTATCTTCAAGCACTAAGTCGCGGGTATTTGATCCTCGTATTTCTAAGCTGTTACAGGATAGATCATACAGGGTTATGGCACAATTACCTGTTGGTAAGGTTAGAGGTATATCCAAGAATGATGTAGGAGACGCAATCCTTAAGAATTTATTACTAGAAAAGTATGTGATACCCAACGCTAAGGCACAGTTTGATTTTCTAACAAAACTCAGAATGGTTGATATGTACTCCGGTCTATATGGGGCTTTCGGAGCGCTTGTAGATTGGGATGTACGACCGGACGGATATGTAGGACCCGACATGTGGTTACTTAATCAAAGGGACATATTCCCACAAGTTGGGGCAATGTCCATTGCGGATAGTGATTACATTATAGTTAGGTCATGGCAACCGCTATCTTTCTTTGAAAACCTTAAAAAGAAGGATGGATTTATAAACGTAAGCAAGATAATTACGGAACTTAAGAAGAAAACGGGATCGAAAGACTCCAGGGACTCGGAGAATAAATCAAAGCGTGATGAGAGCCAATATCCAGAGGGTGTCCCTGCTAAAGGTATGGGTTTCTTTGAGGTTTTATCTATGTTTGAGCGAGATAGGTGGGTTGATTTATGTGTGGATGCCGATGAAATCTTCAGGGATACCGATAACCCCCATGACAATGGCGAACTTCCAGTAGTCTTTAAGCATTCAACACCATTAATCGACGATTTCTTTGGTATCGGAGATATGGAGCGAGGCGCCCCTATGCAAAAGGTTATCAACTCAGTATGGAATCTTTACTTGGATGGTGTAAAAATGTCTATTTACCCGCCAGTCTTGCTAAACAAGGATAACATAGCGTCTATGTCATCGATTAAGATGGGTGCTGCTGAAAAGTGGTTAGGTAGAAACAATCTCAATGATATGGCAAGGACATTAAATCTTACGCCACAGGGTATAAATACTTTTAATAACACGATCCAAGTCGCTAACGCATCGCTTTTGAGTACGTTTGGTACTACAGATACGTCAGTTACTAAAGAAACTGACTCGACACAAGGTAAGACACCACAAGCACTAAAGATGCAGCAAGCTAGAGAAGCAGCAGGAGATGCGGCGGACAGGTTCCACATGGAGAAGTTCATAGAGAGTGTTATGAGAAAGATGTGTAATTTAATGGCTAAGAAACAGCCCGCACAATTATCTATCAGGATGTTTGAGGAGGAAATTGAGGAGATCAAGAGAAGTTACCCCGAAGTTGAAGAAATGTATGATGCCGAAAGCGGCAAGCTAAAGGTTAAAAAAGGAAGTTCTGGCTCACAGTTGTATGACTATGAGGTAGTGTCCGGATCAACCTTTGCAATAGACCAACAATCCCAGCAAGACAACCTATCTTCGTTGGTTCAACTATATATGGGGTCAGAAACACCGCAGGGTAATACCTTAGTAGCAGACTTAGATAAAGAGGGATATACATTAAAATTTGGTGAGATATTTAAACGGGTGGTAGCAAGTTCTGGTATTCAGGACTGGGATAAGATACTACTTGAGAAAACCGAAGAAGAAAAAGATGAGACTATTTTACAAGGAGATGCACAGATATTTCAAAATGCCTTAATGCAGATGCAACAGGGCGGGAACGTGAACGGTACTCCTGTACAGCCCACGCAACAG